TTAATTGTAGAGAGAATGTAAATGAACTTGAAAAGCCTTAAAAGTATTATTGGTGCGGTAGCCCCTACGCTTGGTACTGCTCTCGGTGGCCCTCTCGGTGGGGCTGCTGCTCAAGCAATAGCTAGTGCGTTAGGTTGCGACCCAGATACTAGGTCACTCGAAAAAGCCATTGCTCAAGCTACCCCTGAACAGCTCACAGAGATAAAAAAAGCAGAGTTATCATTTCAAGCAAGAATGAAGGAGCTTGACGTTGACATCTTTGCTCTTGAAACTGCTGATATACAAAATGCCAGAGCTGTACACGGCAGCGACTGGACTCCGAGAATCATCGCCCTAGCCTGCATTATGTTCTTTGGTGGGTACATATTCATGGTGACTATACAGCCGCCAGAGCAGAACTCCGAAGCCGTGATTAACCTTGTGCTGGGTTACTTGGGCGGTATTGTATCTGCAATAACTTCTTTCTATTTTGGCGCGAGTCACAAGCAAAATGAAAACAAGTAAGCGCGGCATAGACCTTATTAAGCAGTTTGAAGGCTTAGAGCTTACGGCTTACCATTGCAGTGCTGGTGTTCCTACTATCGGTTACGGACACACCCGTGGGGTTTCTTTAGGTGATACCTGCACAGAAGCTCAGGCTGAAGCAATGCTGGTTAAAGACTTGGAAGATACCGAGCGTCAGGTAATCTTTTATACCAAAAGCCTTTTAACTCAGAACCAGTTCGATGCCTTGGTAAGCTGGACATATAACTTGGGTGCCGGTAATTTGGCTTCGTCAACCATGCTCAAGTGTATTAACGCGGGAAAGTGGGACGAAGTGCCTGACCAAATGAAGCGATGGGATAAGTGCAACGGACAGCCTTTGACTGGGCTAACCCGTAGACGAAAAGCAGAAGCAGAACTTTTTGGAGAAATATAATGGCAAAAATGCCTGAGCGTAAAGTATTAATCCCTGTATCTAAAACATCATCTCAAGGAACTGGGGGGCGCGGAAGATCAACCCCTATAGCTACTGCTCACATGAACAAAGGCAAAAAGAAAGACCACAAAGCCTACCGAGGCCAAGGGCGGTAGATACTTGGCTTAGCATATATCCTAGAAGACATTGTTATGATATAGTCGCGGAACTAAACGTATGGTGGGTGTATGGATCACGAAACTAAACAAGAGCTAGATAAAATACAGGCGATGCTTGCTGAAATATCGATTGACATGAAGACAGTTGGCAAAGCGTTCCCGCGTAATTCTCTTGGTGAAATCGACGCTGATGGCCATAGAACATACCACGAAGCTCTAATTAGGGGAGCGCGGGAACAAGAACAATTTTGGGCTTCTCTAAAAGCTGACTTAACAACTAAAGGACTAGCCGCAGTTTTTTTCGTTGTCATTGGGTTACTTATAACTGGCGTTAGTACTAAGCTGGGCTTACCCCCACAATAGTTTTCTAGTTGCCCACACAAGGTATATCTATGGAGCACCTACTCGATTACTGTGCGACTAAATTACAAGAAGCTACAGTCGCTGCGTACATAAAGCACGGATCATACAGCAAAACAGCCGCTGCGTTGGGAACTAGCGCCGACACGATTAAGAAGAGAATCCGCACGGTTAAAGCCACAGCCGCCAAAGCAGGTATAGCTCCAGAAGCAGGGCTTACCCACCAGACCGCTACTGGGTTTGCCACAAAGCGCGTGTCCACGCTTTACAAAGAAGATGGCTCTATTGGAGTGCAATGGCACATACAGGAGCAAGATAAATCCCAGCAGCTAGACTCGCTTATAAAAGCGCTTGATGAGTACAGTTGGAAACCTGCTCCGGTTATCCCGCACAGTGGGCTAAAAGACGCCGACCTCTTAACGCTTTATACCCTTACGGACTACCACCTAGGCATGTACGCCTACGCCCAAGAAAGCGGCGAGCCGTGGGATCACGTTATAGCTTCCCAAATGGCTATAGCAGCGGTGCAGAAAATGATTAACGGATCACCCGATTCTGCGCTAGGTGTGCTTAATATACAGGGCGACTTCCTACACTGGGACGGCCTAGACGCCGTCACCCCAGCTTCCAAGCACGTACTCGATGCTTCTACTAGATTTGGCCATCTAGTTGATCTAGCACTAGACTTCATCATGGGGGCCGTAGAGTTACTGCTTAAAAAGCACGACAGCGTACGGGTGATTATATGCGAGGGGAACCACGACTTAGTTTCTAGCTTATGGATTCGCAAGGCTGTGTCTAAGATATTTAGAGACAACGACCGTATAGAAGTAGATCAGACAGAGTTCCCATTTTATGCGTATCTACACGGCGACATAATGTTGGGCTTCCACCACGGGCACAAAGTAAAGAACCGCAGTCTTCCCGCGCTGTTTGCTAGCGAGCCTAGGTACCGGCACATGTGGGGCAGCGCTAAGTATACGTACATCCACACTGGGCATTACCACCACTCCGAGCAAGACATGGCGGAAGGCGGCGGTGCTATTGTTGAACGTCACCCGACGCTAAGTTCTAGAGACGCTTACAGCGCAAGGGGCGGATACACCTCATGGCGAGCGGCCCACGCTATCACTTACCACAACAAAACTGGGGAATGCCTACGCGTAACTGTTACGCCCAACGCACTCTAGTAGATACAAAGTCGCTGCTGTAATATAATTGGGCAATTAATGACCTAGGGCTACGGCTATGGCTGGAATAAAAATTGTCGGGTTCGGCGGTATATCGCCGAAAACGCCACCGCGCATGTTGCGTGAAGTACAAGCACAACAATCTTTTAACGCTGGTGTGTTTAACGGCGCGCTAACACCCATAAAAGACCTAGGCACTTCAGTAAAGTCTATTGTAGGCACCGCGCTTAGCATTTACAAGTTCGGGCAAGACTCTACAGATGAAACATCTGGGTGGCTAAGCTGGAGCACAGACGTAGATGTGGCGCGTGGGCAGATTAACGGCGACACAGAAGAGTGGACTTTCTATACTGGTGACGGATATCCCAAAGCTATACGTGCTGGGTACTTAAATAGCCCAATTCCCATGGGTTTGCTGCCCCCTACATTAGCGTTAAGTTTATCGTTAGGCCCAAATCCTCCTGACGCTGCCAGCCTGACACAAGAAACTAGAGTGTATACATACACTTACGTAAACAAAGTAGGCGCTAGAGAAGTAGAGTCTTCACCGGCTCCGGCCACGCTGTCTAGTGATGTTTATCCGTCGCAAACAGTTACGCTAACTGGTTTCTCCGCGCCAAGCAGCGGTTACGCAGCTACGCACGTAAGAATCTATAGATCGACCGCCGGTTTATACTTGTTTGTTGCAGAAATAACATTAGCAGTTGCCATCGGCTCTGGACTCATAGATGACGTCGATCCTGAGAACTTAGCGGAAGAGCTGCCCTCTTTGTCGTGGTTAGCACCGCCTGATAATTTGGCGGGGCTTACTAACCTACCAAACGGCAACATGGCGGGCTTCGCGGGGCGCGACGTTTATTTTTGTGAGCCTTACGTTCCTCACGCGTGGCCAGACGCATACAGGCAAACGCTAGACCACCCAGTAGTTGGGCTTGGTCGCATGGACACCACACTTGCCGTACTAACTAAGGGAACACCATACCTTATCCAAGGCGCGCACCCTGACTCAGTGGTAGTCGTTAAGTCTGACATAGAGCAAGCGTGCGTTTCTAAGCGCAGTATTGTTAGCCTTAATAACTTAGTTTTCTATTGTAGCCCAGACGGCCTTGTTGCGCTTACCCCCGGCGGGTCGCAGATGATAACTGAGAATATGTTCACGTACGAGCAGTGGCAAACTCAGATAAACCCAGAGTCAGTACACGCCTACCATCAAGACAACAAGTACGTAGCGTTCTACGACAACGGCGTTACACAAGGGTCTTTTGTATTCGACCTAACTAGTCGCGAGTTTACGCTGTCGCAAGTAACAGCCACAGCAGGGTATCAGTCACTGCGCAACGACAAGTTGTACCTGCACCTTAGCGGAGCTATACGACCATGGAGCGAAGGGGCTAATATACCTTACATCTGGAGATCTAAAATCTTTACTATGCCTAGGCCGTTGGGCATGTCTTGCGCACAAGTAGAGGCTGAGACTTACCCACTAACAGCTAAAATATATGCTGATGGCGTACTGTTACATACACAAGTAGTGCAGAACAGGTTTCCTTTTAGGCTTCCTGTTGCTACAGCCAGAGACTGGGAGTTAGAGGTTACTGGCACGAGTGAAGTGTTCGCTGCTGCGCTAGCGCAGTCTATGGAGGAGCTAGCCAATGCCTAATGTCGGCCAGTCGTTACCTACAGTAGTCTCCAATATACCTCGTGACGTGCGCATGTTCTTAGACCGCGTTAGAGAGCTTTTGTCGGAGTCTGGTGACAACGCCCTAGTGACTGAGAAGTCGCTAGTAGGCTATGGCCTAATAACTACTCAAGGCAAAGCAGTAAGCCAAGAAGGCGAAGTTTACGCTACGCCACCAGCTATAACAGGATTAGCTGCTTTAGGCGCGTTTCAGAACGTTATAATAACGTGGGACACTCCTACGTACGCTAACCACGCTTACACAGAGGTGTGGGCTTCTCCAACGTTTGATACTTTACTTCCGGTTTCTGACCCAGCCTATGTAGATCCAGCTACGCTGAACGACTTGTCGTTAGCCACCCCCATAGCTACAGCGCCGGGCGGGATAACATCAGATCAGCTAGGTGGGGCCAAGGGCAGATACTATTGGGTGCGCGGTGTTAACACACAAGACACTGTTGGGCCGTTTAATGCGGTATCAGGCGTTTTGGCTACAACCGCCCCAGACGTAGCGTTCTTACTTACTACTTTAACTGACTCTATTACGCAGGGGCAATTAGCCACTGCTTTGTCCGAAGAGATAGACTTAATAGCGCAACTCGAAACGTTTACTGGATATGTTGACTCGTACTCTGGCGACAATTTGGTAACAAGGTTAAGCGTTGTAGATACTTCCGTAGTAAACATAAACGCGTCTGTAAGCGCGATAAACAGTACTGTAGCTACGATAGACGCGGAAGTTGCTACACTGAATACCAATGTGGCCAATATCCAAACTGCTATTGCGGACATCGTGTCTGGGTCAACAGCAGTCTTTGTGCAGGCTTCTGAGCCTACGGGCACCATTGCTGAGTTTAGCCGATGGTACGACAGCGACGACAACAATAAGGCCTACGTATATATCGACCAAGGTAGCGGCCTTGTTTGGGTGCCGCTTGATGACCCCCGTATCTCTGCTAATGAGGCGCATGTTGCTTCGCTAAACGCGGAAGTATTTAACATTGACGGCACAAGTCGCCTAGCTACAGGAACTGCCTTAAGCGCGTTAGACACAACTGTTATAGCTTTAGACGACACTGTAGTTTCTATACAGGCTGATGTGACTGAGCTTGAAGGATCAGTGTTCACACTAAGCGGGCAGCAGGCTGCCACGGGTTCAGCAGTAGCAACTCTTACTAACACAGTCGCTACGCAAGGTTCTACTATAGGCTCGATACAGGCTGACGTCGTTGCGTTAGAGGGGCAGGTGTTTAACCCTGACGGTTCCGCAAGACTCGCCACTGGCGCGGCGCTAAGTACGCTTTCTAATACTGTCGCTAGCGACGGGCTTACTATTACGTCTATACAGGCGGATGTCACTACGCTAGAAGGTGAGGTGTTTAACCCTGACGGTTCCGCAAGACTCGCCACTGGCGCTGCACTGGCTTCACTAACAAATACAGTTGTTACTAACGGTGATAGTATAGGCTCAATACAGGCTGACGTCGTTGCATTAGAGGGGCAGGTGTTTAACCCTGACGGATCAGCACGTTTAGCTACTGGCGCAGCGTTGGCGTCCTTAACAAACACAGTTGTTACTAACGGTAATAGTATAGGTTCGATACAGGCTGACGTCGTTGCGCTCGAAGGTGAGGTGTTTAACCCTGATGGATCTGCGCGACTAGCTACTGGGTCTGCGGTTAGCACGCTTTCTAATACTGTTGTATCGCAAGGCACTGAAATTGATACCCTAGAAGGAACTACTGCGTCACAAGGCTTACTTATAGGTTCGATACAGGCTGACGTGACCGCGCTCGAAGGTGAGGTGTTTAACCCTGATGGATCTGCGCGCCTTGCCACTGGGTCTGCCGTAGCAAGCCTTACCAACACTGTGACTACACAAGGGCAAACAATAGGCACCGCGCAGCAAGATATCACGGCGCTCGAAGGTGAGGTGTTTAACCCTGATGGGTCTGCACGTCTAGCTACTGGTGCAGCTGTGGCTACACTAACAAACACAGTTACTACTAACGGCGAAAATATAGGCACCGCGCAGCAAGACATTACTTCGCTAGAAGGCTCAGTAAACACGTTGAACGGACAACAAGCAGCTACTGGCGCAGCGCTGGCGCAGCTAACAAACGTAGTTACTACCAACGGCGAAAATATAAGCACTGTCCAGCAAGACATTACTGCACTAGAAGGGCAGGTGTTTAACCCCGATGGATCTGCACGTCTAGCTACTGGCGCAGCTGTAGCTTCACTAACTAATGCCGTAGGAGTTAACGCGGGCAACATAACCGCTGCGCAACAGTCTATAGTCGCGCTAAACAATAGTGTCGAGACTATAGATGGGCGGTCTATCGCCAATGCCAATGCCGTAAGTTCGCTTAGCCAACGTACAACCGCAGCAGAAGGTTCTTTAACAAGCATTGGCGAAAGTGTTACGTTACTACAAAACTCTTTGGAAGACGCGGAAGGAAACATCGCGGCTACCAGCCAAGCTTTAACCGCTACTACTAACCGTGTTTCAACTGCGGAAGGCACTATAAGCTCGCAAGGTCAATCCATAGTAGCGCTAGTAAACAACCTAGCTGATACTGACGGTCTTGTCGCTGGAAATTCACAGAACATAGCTACGCTAAACTCCACAGTTGAAAATATAGATGGAATAGTAACCGCCACTTCCGAAAGTATTGCCCTGCTGTCTACTACAGTTGGGGAAAACACTGCCGCCGTAGAGACAGCGGCGGAGTCTATAAATGGGTTGTCTGCGCAGTACACAGTTAAAGTAGACAACAACGGATACGTGTCGGGTTTCGGCTTAGCGAGTACGTTGGTTAACGGCACGCCGTTCTCTGAGTTTATTGTATCGGCAGACAGGTTTGCTATTGCATCTTCTTCTGGCAGCGAGGTAATACCATTCGTTGTTACTACCGCGACTACTACACTCAACGGTGTTAGCGTGCCCGCTGGTGTTTACATCGACCAAGCGTTTATTAAGAACGGCGCTATCGGCACTGCGCAGATCGGCTTAGCCGCTATCGACACTGCTAAGATTGCAGACGCTGCGATCACTAATGCGAAGGTAGGAGCGCTAGACGCGTCCAAAATAACCACTGGTTTCATAGACGCAGGCCGCATAAGCGTTGGCTCTATAGACGCTAAGATAGCGAATATTACTAGCGCGCAGATACAAGATCTTGGTGCGGACAAGATAACCGCAGGCACAATAGATGCTAGTCAAGTAACGCTCGCTGGCGTTTCGCCTTCGTTTGCTATTAAGAGCGCGACCACCGGAGAGCGGATGGAAATAACTGCTGGAGTTATTAAGGTGTACGACGCCAGTAACGTGCTCAGAGTTAAACTTGGGAACCTTGCGTAATGACTGCCTGCAAACAACTCGGAAGTTGTTGATCTAGCTGATATAATCTGGCCAACATCTCCAATATAAGGCATAATTGGCACCATGAGCTTGGATTACGGCAAAGTAGTATACGACGATAAGGAGAGATTCGGCAAATGGGTCGCTTCTCAGGTATCGCAAGACGGCAGCTGGGGCGACTATTACGCACTTGGCGTTGTAAAAGAAGGGCGAGTAACCGCAGGGGTTGTGATAAATAACTACAACGGCGCTAACGCTACAGTGCACATTGCCATAACAGAGCCAAACCGTATGCTAATACCGCTTTTTAAATCAGTTTGCGACTATGCGTTTAACGTATGCAAGCTGAAAAGAATAACAGGTCTTGTTCCAACTAACGAGCCTGACACAATTAAGTTCGATAAGCACCTAGGCTTCGTAGAAGAGTACATTATGAAAGACGGTGCCCCTAACGCAGATATGATGGTACTAGTATTATGGCCAAAAAATTGTCGCTGGCTTCAGGAGTCATAAATTATGGGTGGTAAAAGTCAACCGGCTCCCGACTATTCGGGAATGGAATCAGTAGCACGCGAGCAGCTACGATTCTCCAAACAACAGTACGCAGACATGCGGCCCATTGTTGAGCAAATCTCACAAAGCCAGATCGCTGCGCAAGAACAACAAATGCAGCAAGCTGGCGATTACTACCAGTACCAGCAAGAAACGTTCCGACCGCTGGAGCAGGGCTTAGTCGCGCAGGCACAGGAGTTTAATACCGACGCGTACCGTCAAGCACAAGCACAAGAAGCTAGCGCTGCCGCTGCAAGAGCCTTCGGCACTGCCAGAGATTCTACGGCTAGATACCAAGCGGCTCGTGGTGTTAACCCAGCGTCTGGCGCGGCTCGTGGGGCTGGCTTACAAACGCAACTACAAGAAGCCGCTATGCGCGCTCAGGGCATGACTGGCGCACGTAACCAAGCACAACAGTTAGGCTACGCCCGTCAGCTAGACGCCGCAGGTCTTGGCCGTGGTTTGGCTGGTGCGTCTACCGCTGCGTATAGCGGCGCTGTTGGTGCGGGTTCACAAGCATCTAACGTTGCCCAGTCGGCTGGTAACAACTACCAAGCAGGTCTAGCAGGCGCAGGACAAACTTACGGCAACTTGGCAAGTACTCAGGCAAGTGTTTTCTCTGCTGGGCTACAAGCGCAAGGCGAGATGATGGGCGCTGCGTTAGGGGCCGGTGCGACTATATACGCTTCCGATATGCGCCTCAAAGAAAACGTCTCTGAGATTGGAAAAGACGCTTACACAGGACTTAACCTATACCACTTCAGCTACATTAACGATCCTGACAGCACTATGTATGAAGGTGTTATGGCTCAGGAAGTTCTTAACTTTATGCCGGAAGCAGTTGTACTTACTGAAGACGGCTTCTATGCGGTGGACTACAACATGCTCGGCTTAGAAATGAAACAAGTGGAGGTGGCGTAATGGGTTGGGCATCTGGAATGGCAGCAGGCGTTAGGCTCGGTGAAGCTGTAAACGCCGCGAGAGCGAAGAAAAAAGAAGGTTTGGTCGCAGAGGAAATCTCTGCGTTCGACGCCGCGCAGGCTGAGCAAGCTGCGGCGTTCAAGAAACAACAGGAAAGCGATCAGACCACCGCTAGCATACAAGCTGCGTTTAACAACGGTGGTATAGGCGCTGGCCCATCCCAAAACATGAGCGCGGTGCCACAAGCGCCGAATACTCTTGCGGGTATGGGATTAGCTACACCACCGACAGATACTGCTCCACAACAAAGCCCTATGCCAGCTCCGACAAGAGTTGAAGCGCCAATGAGCGTCCTAGACCAGATTCGGGCTAGAGAAAGAATATACCGTGGTGCGGGGCTTACAGACCAAGCAGACAGGCTTTCGCAACAAGCTACAGAACAACAACGCTTTGATATACAGCAGCAACAGTTTGATACAACAACAGGTCTGGCAAGAGATCAGCTCGCGATTGCTACCCGTGCGGCAAATACCGCAGACCAAAGAAGCCAATTTGAATTTACGCAAGCCCAAGCGCAAGCAGAGCGCGAGGCTAAGCAGCAACAAGGCGTTCTTTTGCTTCAAGAGATGTTAGCTACTAATCAAGCAGACGCAGAAAGCATAGGTAAGCTGTACTCCAAGTACGGGGTAGACCCCAAACTTGGCAACGAAATAGTCACAGGATTCTACAACATCTCAGAGCAAGATGTCGCGCGCAAACAAAAACAGCTAGCCCAGAAAACTGCGGAGCTAAACTTAGGTGGGCTGCTTGAACTCCACAAAGAAGACGCCACTATAACCCCCGGCAGGCACTTTGATTACGAGCAAAAAAACGGCAAAATAATTCTTTCTGAGATCGACACTGCGACCGGCGAAAAAGTTAGGGAGTTATCAGAGTTCGGATCTACGGCGGAGCTTGAATCAGGTCTACGTAGTTTAGCTACGGGGTACGGCACTGCCATAGAGTCACTAGCCAACACGGCTAAAGTCCAGCGCGCAGCGGCGGGGGAGGCGGCTATAGAGTACGCCAAAATTAACGCCGATCTTGCAGCAGTGGATGGGGGCGTGCGAGAAAAACTCATTGCCGAAATTGGTGATTTACAAACAGATCTTGACTTCTTAGGTAAGACTCGCGATAAGCAGGAGCAACGAATTTCTGAAATATACAAGGCAGCGGGCGTGCCCTACAGCGGCGCAATGACCCCCGGTGGAGATTATCGCGTTAACGGTGGCGGTGGCGGTGGCGATGGCACGACCCCTCCTCCTGCGGGTAGCGCAGAGGATGTTAGAAAAGGGCTTAAACGCCAAGCTGAAGTAGATGCAGCGACGGCAGCCAAAAAGCAAGCGCTGTTAAAAGAGGCGGAAGCTCTGATTACCGAGTTTACCCCAGAGCAGCTTGACAAGATCAAAGTTAGTGATGATCTTAAAGCGGCTGTAAAAGAAGCATACAAAGCGAAAAAAGCTAGAGACGTTCAGAACATATATCAAAGTAATCCCGCTTTTCGCATGAAGGGTTTAGGCAGTCTCTAGCAATGTTGCTACACTTATAATTAGGGTGAACAATGTCTATATTTAGTTTAGAACAGCTGCGGGCTATAGCTCCTGAGAGAATGAAAGGCGCCTCCGATGCGGAGCTAATAGTAGACTACAGCCAGCAGGTAGGCAAAGACGCGCAGGAAGTCGCGGAATACTTTGGCGTACGTACAGGCCGCGACAGCGGTGAGCTGGCTGCTGGTATTTCTTCAGGCGTTGACGTATTGCAGATGCTTGGTACAAGTGCTGCCGCTGGTGTAGCAGACATTGTAGGCGCGGAAGGCGCTTCTGAGTATTTGCGGGGCCAAGCGAAGCGCCAAGGCTACGAGTCGTACCTAGCAGGTAAACCCGCACTAGACCGCGTCGAAGACTTACAAGGCGTTGGTGACTATATAGACTACGCGCAGTACCAGCTAGGCAAGCAGTTGCCTATTATGGGCGGCGTCGCCGCAGCACAGTTTGTACCGGGGCTTGGACAAGCCGCTAGCGCTGCTGGCCTCACAAGACTAGGCGCTGTTGCTCCTAGGATGTTAGGTGGTGGTGGCGCAGGCCAAGCCGCTGGTTTCGCAGGGCGCAGGCAGGCTCTGGCGCAAGGCGAAGCTCTGGCTAAATCTACCATGGTGGGCACTGGGCTTGGCTTCGGCTCTCTATATCAGGCGTCCGCTGAAGACGGCGATCCTGATCCTTTCTTGGCGCTTCTTGGCGCTATTCCTTACGGCTTAGCTGAAGCAGTAGTACCGGCTGCGCTTACTGGCGCGGCTAGAATTAAAACCGGCGCATTCACTGGTAGAATGCCTACGCGGATTGCTAAAGCTGGCGCTACCGGCGGCGCGACAGAAGCCGCAACTGAACTATTCCAGACTGAATTAGAGATCGGCATAGATGGCACTATGACTCCAGAAGAGGCAGCTTCTCAGCGCCTCAACGCCGCTGTCGCTGGCGGATTAGTGGGTGGTTCCTTAAGCACTGTTGGTGGTATTAGAAAAGCTCCGCCGAAAATACAAAACAACGAGCTGGGAGAAACTGATTTAGCTGCTTCGCCTTCTTCTGCTATGCAGGATGTAGGCGCCTCAATCGCACAGCGTATGCAAGCTGGGGCTAAAAAAGACGCCCCCCAAGCTGCGCCAATGACGGAAGAGCAGAAAATAGCTGAGATTCTTAAGCCTGAGTTTATGGAAGGGGCGGCAGATAAAATGTCTCGTGGCGACCGCATAAAGTTGACCAACGAGCGCAAAGATTTGCAAGCTAGGCTAGACGCTGTAGTAGAAGACTCTCCGACCGCTGGCAAGCGCGCCGCTGCCGGTAAGAACGTTACAGGAAGAAAAGCGAAAGAAGCTGCTAGGCAGCAAGCTGCCAAAGAAGCGCAGGACGAGCGAGAGATATATACAGATAGACTTTCTCGCATCGACCAACTGCTTGCAGCCGACCAAGTAGCTACGCAAGCGGAAGCCAACCTTTCTCGTGCGGAACAAGGCATTGTAAAGCCAGAGCAACTACCCGAAGATATGCGCGAAGATGTGCGCGCTATGCCTAAGTTTGAGCAAGTTGAAGATGGCGGCATGGATCTAACTAGCGCAACCGCTGCTACTCCAGAAGAAGCTGCGGCCCCAGCACCGATAGAAGCAGTAACCGCTCCCGCTGTTAAAGAACTAACAGACGAGGGACTGTTCAATCTAGAACAAATAGACCCTGAGCTTATTAGCAAAGAAGAAGTAGCGATTATGGCTTCTGAGCTAGATAAGCAACGAGCGCTAAACGCAGAAGTATCATCTATCCAAGGCGCGGCACCAAAAGGCCCGCTGCTAGATAATGGCTTTTTCTTGGGCTTGGTTGAGATGTTTCGTTCTTCTGCGGTTAATCCTGCGCCCAGATTTTACAAGGGAACTACTGCAACTGCGCAAGATATAGAAGCCCGTGACGCAAACGCTGAGCAGATAAAAAATATCTATGATGCGGCTATTAACGTTATAACAAAGAACCAGCTAAGATTTAATCAGTCAGACAACGCAGCTAAACGCGGCGGCAAAGCTCTGCAAAAATATAAGTCTTTATCCGCAGAAGTTGAAACAGCTATGCAAAGGCTTATTGGCGCGGCTGGTGGTGAAGCAAACGTAAACGCCCTTATAGCTGTACTTAAAAAACGCACGGCGCGCAAAAACGCTAACACGGAAAACCCTGCGCGATTCCAAAGTATGGCGAGGCGCATAGGCAAAACGGAAATAAAAACACAAGCGCAGCTCGACGAAGTTTTGGATGTGCAGCTGTCATCTGCGTTTAAAGAGTACAAGAATGGTACGCTAGGGCAGCTCGACGTCGTGCGCGGCGCGGAGACTAGACTAAACCGTGACCAGAAAGGTAAAGGGCTTGCGTCACCACTCCAAGGCATCGTTGCAACCGCAGAAACTGGTGGCTTGCGGGCGATAATAACTCGAGTAGCTAGTTGGAAAGGTACGGCTTCTCCTTATGCTGTGGCTATTGGAGGACGTATAAAAGCCGCGCTAGACGCGCAGATGAAGGAAGGTTCTCAACCGTCCGTTGTGTTTATTGAAGACACAGACGGCCAAGTTACTACGCCAAGTTACAACCCAATGAACAACACAGTGTACATACACAAAGAAGCTTCTCAGGAAGAAATCCTGCACGAGTCTCTACACGCTGTTCTCCAGAAGTTTGTGTACGACAATCCAGACAACGCCCGTGTAACTGCGCTTAAAACCTCTTTGGCTGATTTGTTCGCGGCTGTGGACAACGGCATTTTGGACGCGGTCAATATGCCACAGGCATATAAAGACAACGCCATTAAAGTAGTAAGTCTACTTCGTGAGCTTAACGATTCTGGTCGCGAACTGGATGCTGTTTTAGAATTAGTTTCCTACGGCACTACAATGCTTGAATTCCGCGACTTGCTTAAGAGCATTAAGAGCAACCCATCACCGGAAACAAGTGCGTGGCTAGCTGTCGCAGAGGAAGTATGGCGCAAAGTAGTAGACATTCTGTCGCAGCTTATTGGTGTTGAGAACACTCTTGCTAATGACGTGCTGAACAACTCTATATCGCTTATTGAATTCGTATCGGATGCAGAGCCTACGAGTTTTGTTGCGTCCGAAGCCAAGGGGCAGACGCTTTTCATGGCAGACATGACTGATATGGCTGATACAGACAGCGATGGCAGACCTCTGGGCAACATGTTCGAGCGCGAAGCTAAGCAGAAAGCGCTGTTTGATTCTATCTCGACTAAGTTTTTATTCGGTCAAAACTGGGAAGGCAAAGTTGCAGCTTTTGATGCCAAGCGCACCGAGTGGGCGGACAAAATTCGCAATGAATACCCCCGACTAGCTGCTTACACTTCTCTTATTGCGTCTCATTTTCAGTTGTCGCCGGATGTGCGGCGGGTGTTTAAGACCGCGAAAGAGCAGCGCAACATCGCCTACATGAACCTTAATAAATTAGCGGAAGCACTTGAGTATTATGACGTTGCTACTGCTAAGGCTATTTTGGCGTACTTGGATGGTGACGTTACAGCGTTAGACAACATAGCGCACGGGCCTAGGCTAAAAAATATGTCAGACCAGTTGTTGGCTGATATTGCTGGCTATGTAACTTCGCTGCCCGTAGAGTTACAAAAACAGTTCGCTAACCGGAAGTTCACAGAGTACCTGATCTACGTTAACGATGAGTCTACAATTTCAAGTCATAGTATGGCAATGGGAAGCCTTGCGACGCAGTTAAAAAAGCAAGGGTTCGGCGTGGATAAAGATATTATCGATAGCAACCCAGACCTGTTTGATACTGACCCAACTACTGGCGATATAATAATAGATGGGCCTATGTACCGTGCGACGGTTACGCCATCCAATGGCGACAAACCATATACAGTATTGGTCAGCAAAGCAAAATATGAGCGCGAGGGCGGTCGTTTGCCTTCTCCTAGTGGTGTAATGGAAGTTGATACTAAACGCGAGCACGAGATCGCTCGATACGCCAGTAACAATCAGTATCGTGTTACCTCTAAGATGGACTACAAAGATGCGTTTGACGCAAAGCAAGTGCGAGAAGTAGCCAACGCCATGCGTAACACTATGGGCGGAATTGCTTCTTACTACGCGGCGAAAAACTTCTACACGTCTATGGCCGTGGTTGGAAAGCAACAAGGCTTTGTGTTTGACAACGTAGATGAGATTAACGAACTGTTCGCCGGAGCAGCCATTGGACAACAGTTCCAAGTGAAAACGCCAGCTACTTTAGAACAAGCCCAGCAAAAAGGTGTTGCTGATAGACTACGTTACCGTGGTAACTTCGTGCAGTATCCAAATAACCCAGATCAGTATGGTGATCTCGCTGGTAAAATTGTGCATGGCCCGGTGTACACAGCTATGCACGACATGTCCGATAGAAGCCCTATCGTGCAGTCCGAGGCTTATATATCGTCGTTGCGTACGTTTAAAAAAGCTAAAACTATATACAACCCCGGCACGCACATTACCAACGTCTTATCCAACGTCTCGTTGATGATAATGCACGACATACCTATGAGTACGCTAGTGCGTGCCTCTAAGCTCATGTGGTTGTACGAGACCAACTCCGCAGCGCTTAGTAAGCAAGAGCTAGCGATGATGCGGGCTTTCTCCGAGTCAGGAGCGATGCTTGGCAACTTCTCAAGCGTCGAAATTAAAAAAGAGCTTTATAAGAACCTCGAAGAAAATATTCTTACTAAAGAAAGCGAGACAGTAATGTCACGCGTCACTGACATGCTGAACGCGGAAGCAGACAAAGGTAGTCGTTTCGGCAAGCTTGTTCGCTTTGGTAAAACATTAGATAAAATCGGTACAGAACTGTACGCCGCAGAAGATAACGCGTTCCGCCTTGCTGCGTTTATGAAGCAAGTTGGCGATGAAATGTCTGTGAATAATGTTTCTGAGGCGTCGCCAGAGATGCTGTCTAACGCTGGCCGTAACGCCCGTGAGATGTTCTTGGACTACGACATTGACTCCGTCGCAGTTAAGACACTGCGTCAGACCGCGTTGCCGTTTATATCTTGGACTTACGCGATCATACCTACGCTTGGAAGAATTGCCGTTACTAAGCCTTGGCAGATGGCTAACCTTCTGGCGTCGTACGCGATGATAGACATGGCTGCCTCAGCACTTTCTGGGGACGACGACGACGAGATCCGCAAGCGCGGCCCAGAGAAACTACAAGATAGATTGTTTGGTATCGGCCCTAGGACAAACATCCGCATACCGTTTATGGGCGATTCAGAAAACCCAGTATACTACCGACTTGGCGACTACATACCGTTAGCGTCAACCGTTAAGGGGTTGCCTACTAATAACGGCTTCATGGGTATGGACTGGTGGCCTAGTGGACTAACTCCTTCTAGCCCACTTATAAGCGGAGTAGTGGCGCTCTTAGGCGGCGTAGACCCTTACACAGGGAATAAGCTGCATGAAATAACTGACGACTCAGTGGATCGTGCACTAAACCTAGCGGTGTTCGGCTACAACATATTCTCTCCGCCAGCCGTTAGATCAGCAAATTGGGATAAGACTGTAAAAGCTCTGTCTGGAGATGTTAACTTCGCTGGGCGTAAGGTCGATGTAACTCACCTATTATTCGCTAATATTCTTGGCTTGCGGGTAGAAACATTTAACGCTGACCAAGAAGCGCTTAGCAAGATGTTCCAAAAGAAGCAGCTTACTAGAGATTACGCGGCGGCTATTGCTAAGTACAAGCGCGAAGAGATGCGCAGTGGCAACCCGAACTACGCCGCTATGGACGAAGAGATTCAAAGCCTGCGCGCCGAACTGCAAGATGAATTGAATAAACTTTATAACCTAGGGGAATAGTTATGCCGACTAGTAAGCCTGCCAAGGGCAAAGCGAGCGTTAAGATCACAGCTAGTGGCAAGAAAGTTAGCTACGGCCAAGCTGGTCAAGCGAAAGACGGCGGCCCAAGAATTAGGCCCGGAACTTCTAAGGGCGATAGCTACTGTGCTAGAAGCCTTGGCATCAAGAAGGGCTTGCCGAAAGAAAAGCAGAACGACCCCAACACGCCAAACAACTTATCGCGCAAGAAGTGGAAATGCTCTGGCGCTAAATCGAGGAAATAACATGACACCATGCAAAGGTTGCCCACACCCCACTAAGTGCAAGAAAGCTGGTAAATGCTTGAAGAAAAGTTTGCCTATACGCGGACAGCGGACAGCGAAAAATAAGAAGGTAAGAAAAAGCCCCAATTAAGGGGCTGTTTTAATGTCGTCCTTTGCTATTGCCAGAAGGCCAACGATTGTCACTACTATGCCGTACAGTATCACCTTACACCTCGCTCTAAATTGAGGCGGCATATTAGGGCACATTGGCCCTAATTGCTAATGAAATTAACGCATAAGCAACATACCAGCTTCGGTATTTACTTCACCTTTTTGTTTATTTGTTTAATGAAACGATCTGCCATCTTGTTGGCTTCCCGTATCTTCTTTTTTAATTCCCACTCTACCTGCTTATCTTCCACAATCAAGTAAGCGCCATACAGTAAGAAACCACCAATTACTAACGTCAAAATAAAACTAAGCATCAGCTATTCTCCTCTATAACTATCTCTGTTAACTTGTTTAAGTACCAACCAGCTTTCTTTAAGTCTTCTACCTGCTTGCCTTTGTAGTCATAGCGCCACAGGTACTTCATGCAGTTGCCTTTGAGATAGCCTTTGAATGCAATACTGGACATGGACTCCTCTATTGCATCAATACACTCTATGTTACCTGTGTTGTAATGGCGCGGTGCTGTCACCATGTCTTCCGCTTCTTTCTCTGCTTCTGCTGCGTAGTTGTTTAGTGCATTTGTTAGTTCAATAGGCGAATGCTTCTTACGTAGTGCGTCCCACATTTCTGCTGTTGTGTTGTTAATGCCCATAGTTACTTTCCTCTTTATTTCATTTTAGCTTTTGTCGTCCTAGCGAACGATCTGTTTTTTGATTTAGGTTTTACTGCCAAATTGCTCCGATCATTGGAGCCGCCTTTGGCTATAGGCGTTTTGTGGTCAACATCCTTGCCGTCACCTTTGGACACTTTACCTTCCTTAGCCATAGTCGCTCGCGCAGCGTTTCTTGCTGCGCGGTTCTTCTTTTGCGTATCAGTGCCTTGGTAATTGTCATATTCTTTTCTGTAATCTCTAGCCATGGGAAGCCTCCTGTAGGCCGTTTAGCAAGGCCAAAGAAACAGTACTCTGGCGTTTAAGGTCTGTACCTACCAACGTCTGCGTAAATCGTGGGTGGTTAAGGTTAACAAGTATACACCACGTCTGACTGGGGTTTCTACCGCGACACTGTGCGAACATAGTCACCCTAGTATTGGCGGCCACTAGCGCCCCCATGTTGGTAAGTTCTCTAATTATCCTATCCTCGGCGTCGTTATTGTCGCGCACAAACTTCTTAAACGCTGCCCGATTAATCGCGAGGGTAGATCCGGGCATGATCGGGTTGTTGGAGTCATACACAAAGTGCGCTCGCATAACAGCTTTAATCGGTGCGGGTTCCCTGACAAGGGGTTTGCCGTCTTTGCCGTACAGCTGCGTGTCTTCTATTATCTGGTCGTTGTACTGCTGCATAAACTGCCCGATAACATCAATGGCATCTACCTTAGCTTCAACGGTATCCTTGCGCAACTTAGCAACCGTGTCCAACATAAACTGTACAGTGCCTTTCACGTCGAACGGGAATAGCCCAAGCTTGTGGCCTATCTTGCCCATAGTCCACGCCGACTTTATCATAGACTCGTAAAACCTTTCCTGCGGTTCAAATTCAAAATCAAATGTCTTCTTAAAGTCCAAGTGCCCTTTGAGCGCGACTTCTTTCGGCCCCCCAAGCTGCACTACCGCACGCACTAACTCTGGCAGCGCCCAGCCGTGGTTATCTGACAGCAAGTCTGCGTAAGTCTTAGCTACCTTCTCGCCATTGCTATCAACTAAAGAAACAAATTTTCTATCGTTCTGTGCGACTTCAAAAGCACGTACGCGTAGTGGCTCTGACTCTTGCTTGACCTGATCAAACTTACTCATTAGTGACGTGTTAGTCGTCATAAAGGTAGGCCCGTTCCAAACCGCTGGGTCGCGGATATCACGACCGGGGGTCATAGTAGTTTTCTCTTGGCCTTCACTGAATGAGTACGCCATCTGAGCCAACTGAAACTCGTCGGCCATGGTCATTTCATCGATGGTCATAGGCAAGTTATTAAGCGTACCTCGCATACCATAGATCGCGTTAACTGTATCATTCCTTCCCTGTATAAGGGATCGTGGCTCTCCAAACAGGCTGTTAACAGTAAGCAATGACAGCGTCTTACCGGTCGTAGTCTCTACCGAGTAGACTGAAACAATGCTACTGCCCATACCCATTTGCTTAGCTATAATGCCAGTGGCTGCGATTAGCGCACAGGTTCGTATGACCTGCGTACCTTCTAAGTTCAGCAGCTCCATAGCCTCTACAAACTTATCGCGTGAGCCTGCTGTTATAATACGTTCTTTGTATCGCTCAGCGTTGCCCACGATGCGACGTGCTGTGGCGTTGTTCGGAGGGTTAATAATGTTGTCACCGCATACAAACGCGCCGTCTTTCTGCCAGCCAAATGATTTATAGTCGTGTCCAGTAGCTACTTGGCTCTGAACCATTTGTAAATAATCCATAAGGTATCCTCTAACTTTTTCTTGCTGCCCAAGCGACTTAAGACCAAATATCTGATTGTCTAATAGGAACGCAGAGAACTCTTTGCCCGCACTAGACAGCACTGCTACTAAATGGTCGTTGCTTTCCCAGCCTATAATAGGTTTCTTCACAGCTAACGTGAACGACGTTTGCCGGTCTTGCGCGTTAAAAAAGATATGTTCTATGTACATCGGGTAAGCTGATGTAAATTCCCAGTCTTTGATCGGGTTACCGTCTTCGTCCTGCGTAGTTACTTCGTGGTAGATACAGTTATTGCGCATAACATATCCAGCAGGCATTGGTATCTCTAATTCTTTAGTCTCGCCTGCTTCGTCTTGCACAACTACCACTTGAACAGGGCTACTGCTAAGCTGCGCTGGCGAAGTTTTATTGCCTAAGTACGGGCAGCCGTCACAGCCGCTCGGGCAATGCTGCGCGAACGTAGCACACGTAGTAGGGCCACTAGCTTTCCAGCCGTCTAGCTTTTCCATGTTCTTAGCTAAGCTAAAGTCTGGGTGCTGTCCGGCGATACGTATGATAGTTGTCTCTGGGTCTGGCGTAAACTTAGCCAAGCCCAACGACGCACGCCACAATGGTTCTTCCACTGGATCGCCAGCCGCGTTAGTAACACCGCCGCTTTCTAGGATAGCTCTGACCTGCTTACAGTGCTCTGCAATAGAGTCTATATCTAGGTCATTGCTCTCGTTAAGTACAGCGTCTAGCATCGCGCTGCGCTTGCGCTCTGATCTTTCTGGGCGCTGTGGAGCCGTGTCCATCCACTCTGCTAACTTACCGGCCAGTAGTAGTATGTCGTGCTCTGCGCCGTCGTCTAACAATACCTTAACTTCTTTCCAGTCTGCGGTTTTCTTGTGGAAAGTGCCCGCTGGCCTAAGAACCATAGACGGATCGTGAATCTTAGAGTTATCAATTTCCAGCCCTTTGGAAGCCAGAGCGCCACATAGGGCCTTAGACACCCGCACCCACTGCTGCTTAGATATGCACATGGCCAATACCCAGTAAATGTGCGCGCCAATACCTGACGATACAATAAGCGGCTTCGGTAACCCCAACTGCTTAACTACTTCAGCTAACTTAACTAGGCCGTCCCGCTGTGTCTTGTATGGCTTGTCTTCCCCGCAGTCTAGGTCAAAGCAAATGCTCCTAAAATAAGTGGCTTTATCCTGCGTACGGCGTATCTTTCTTCTGCCTTCGTCCGTAATTATGTTATCAGCGAACGCGGCGATACTAAAATATATAGTAGCCTCTGGGTTCTCATCCCAAAGCGCTATGTCCGCAGCCGCCTTATCAAGCTCCGCGTACGTATACACTTCTCGGTTCCAAAATATGTTCTTATTATTGTTATATTGAGTTACTACAATGGAGTCTTTTGTAGGGCAAACTCTCTTTAAAAAATCTATAGTATTCACTCGCTGTCCTCTAGACAAAAATGAGCCGAGTAGGTTCACTAAACGGCTCATGCACTTGTTAAATAGTTATCCAGCTTTTAGTCGAACAGGCTGTCTAACTTCATCTCTAATTCCGCTGACTGCTTAACCGGCGCTACTGCTGGTGGGGCTTGCTTAACCACTGGCTCGTCGTACGCTGCGGCTTCGTCATCCTGAGCAGACACTTTGGGTGCCGCTACTTGCGCGTGTACTGGCGGCGCAGACAATGCTGGCCCTGCGCTCGTAGGTGCCATGACGCGTATAGCAACCTTAGTGGCATCGGACTCTAATAAGTTGTCCACTAAGCCCAGCGCTTTTTCTGGGACATAGCCTTTCTGACGGAACGTGAGTCTAGGATAACTCGCTTGGTCGTCAAAGCCAAGCTCTGTTATAGCTTCTTCTGGCCCAATACTGTAATTAGCTAACTCAGTAAAGTATTCACGCAGTGCGCGCATAGCACTAACTGGTACGGTCAGGCTGTAAACTTTTTGTGGGTCAGCCGCTGGAACAATAGCCAAGTGGCGCTGATCCGCACACATCTTAGACTTAGCACCAGACGGCAAAATCTTGCTGCCCAACACATTGTGTGGGCAATTGGCGCAAGAAGCGTTTACTGGCGCTTCGACAGACACGTCAGGGCGTAGGCCATCGTTTGAATAGCAATCGGGGCGCTGGTTATCCGACGAGCTATCGAACGCGCGCCCGTAGAATACTTTACTTACACGCGGGTTAACGCCAACGATAATCGCGTCAAGCGTAGTGCCTACTGTAGTTTCTACGCCACCTTCTACCAAGCGGAAGCGACCTGCACGAATACTAATCCGTGGGATACTAGGGCCGGAGTTCGAGACAATAGCTTCAGTAAGCGTAGACTTGCTGCCGGTTCTGTTACGTTCCGCGATACGTGCGGCGATGTGGGCTGGTACATTAATTTCATTCATCATGGTACATTTTCCTTATTGGTTTTTTCTAAAATTAAACACACTTACTGAGCTAAAGTTTACGCCGGGGGGCGGCTCACCTGCGGCTTCAATATAACTTTTTACTGCTGTCTTTGACGCGCGTGACTCTATCAAATCCCAAGCGTCGTTCTCCATACAAAACTTAAACAAGTCTTCTCTGGACGCCACAGTAGCTGAATGGTGCGTTGACCAGTAAGCTGTACCTGCGTCGGTCTTAATCGATGTAAGTCCGTCTTCTTGAGACTTCACCGTAAACCAGTTTTCTAATGCAATCATCTTCTCTTTAATAACAGCTTTTCGCTGCTTATATTCCTGATCTAAAGCGTCAAGATCTTTCTTGACAGAGAGGTATCTGTCAGCTGCTACTTCGTAGTTCATGTCATTCTCCAAGTATATTAGTCACTACTATTAGTACCACGCAGCAAGTCTAAGAACTCGGCTAACGTGTTTTGCTTCGCACGCGGTCTCCTATACGGCTCTGCCTCGACGTTTGTTGCGTAGATATGCGTACCTACGTCGGTCTTAATCGAGGTAAGTCCGTCTTCTTGAGACTTCGCCGTAACCCAATTTTTTAATGCAATCATCTTCTCTTTGTTCATGTCATTCTCCAAGTATATTAGTCACTACTATTAATACCACGCACCAAGTCTAAGAACTCAGCTAACGTGTTTTGCTTCGCACGCAGTCTCCTATACAGCTCTGCCTCGAAGTTTGTTGCGTAGATATGCCACACAGAAGTTTTACCTTCAGTAGTAAGTCTACGAATTCTAGCATTGGCCTGCTCGTACTGCTCAAGTGAGTAGATAGGAGCGTACCAAATAATATGTTTCGCTGCGGTCAGCGTAAGCCCGTGCGCAGCAACCTTCGGGTGCGCCAACAGTATCTGCGGCTGGTCAGTGTGTTGGAAGTTGTGAAAGATTTCGTCGCGGTCTTTCTTGCTAACATCACCGTTAACAAGCTCAACGCTATATTTTTCTTCACGTAACCTCTTAAGCAACCACCGTTGCACGCCCTTCAGCGGAACGAAGATAATAACCTTGCCGCCTATCTCAGTAATCAATTCAGTAAGCGTATTATACCGCTCTGAGCTGTCTATGACAATTGAATCGTCCTCGCTGTAAACAACACCACAACAAATTTGTAGCAGCTTAGACAACATTACAGCAGTGTTAGCCGCAGTGACCGACCCCTCTTTAAATATGGTAACAGCTTTTTCTTGCATGTCCTTAAATGCTTTTATTTGTTGAGGGGTTAGCTCAGTCTTTCGTCCTACGAAGTTGGTACTTGGCAAATCTTTACACTCGTCTAGCGAGAACCGTATAGATGGCTGTAGCACTTTCTTGCAAGTCTCTAGCGCGTCGTCTCTGGGTACCCACTTAAACTGAGTTATCTTCTTCATCACCGTATCTTTAAACGCAGTAAAGCTCCTAGAGACATTCGGCGAGTCCACCAACCTAGCCAGCGTCCAAGCATCTGCTGGCGTTTGTGATATTGGTGTACCAGTCAACATCCACAGCCAAGGCCTGTTAGCGTTCATCCACTTGGCGAATATCTTGTACCGTTGTGAAGACGCAGACTTTAGCGCAGTAGCTTCGTCATAGATAACTACGTCTATGTCCGCCAGATGTTCCTGCATATTGCTAAAGCCATCATGGTTAATAATAACGTATTGAATTCCCGGCGTTGACAACAGGTCGATACGTTTTTTCTTTGATCCAGTACATATAACAAACTGCCTGTGTGGTAAGTGCGTCTTAAGTTCCGTACCCCACACTACTTTTACCGTAGACAATGGCGCTACGATAAGTACCTTTTTCGCCACACCCTCACATAGCAGGAAGTCTGCGGCCCACAGTGAACTAATAGACTTGCCAGTTCCCGGCGCGTTAAGGCACAAAGACTTTTTATGCGTAGTAAGAAACGCAGCCGTGTCTTTCTGGTGCTCCATCGGCGTGAACTTCGCAGGCCAATCATAGTACTCACGTATAGGCTCTGGTACGCTAAACCCCATATTACGTAGCACGATGGACTCGTCAACGCCGTAGGGTATAGCTATTAGCTCCTCGCCGTTGTGCTCCAACTGCTTAGCATGGGGTATAACCTCAGCAATAGCGCCGTTACAAGAACTGTTAATTATTATAGTTTTCTTATCCTTAAGAACTAGCACAGTGCCGCCCAGCCTCTGAAGTCGTACTCAAACTCATGTACATTGGAATCGCGTACAATCCAGCACATGGCACCGGATTGTATTATTCCTTGTATCTCGCGGAGTTGGTTGTTAGTTGGGTCATTAGTTCCGAACTTAGTCTCAATACCAAACAAGAAACCTTTATAACATCCTATAAAGTCTGGTATTCCTGATCTACCATACCCGTTGGCTGGTGGCATAAAGTACCACATATGTTCTTTGTCGTAGCAATTTAGTATTTTCTTTACTTCTTTTTTAACGTCCGCTTCATTATTCATCTTCTTCCTCTTAATCTAGCGTCAGGGCATATTTCTTTTGCGGGGCACCAAGGGCATAGCCCAGAGGGTTTTGTCTTAAATACCCCAAGGTCTACAACTTCCTTAACCATATCTAGTCTAGGCTGTAGCCCGTTCCACAAAGATTGTAGGTGCCTACGCTCGTATGTTGTGTTATCTAACTTGTCGTGCATTAACCAAATAAACGATGTCTTAACTGTGCTAACTTCTGGGAAGTGTTGAAATACCATCGCTGCAAACAATTGAAGCTGCGTTGGGTTGTCCTTAATTTTGCCAGTCTTGTAATCCAAACAATAAGCTGTACTGCCATCCACAATAAGCACGTCAGCAATACTACGAAAGTAAGCGTCACTACTAAACCAATCAACCGGCTCACGGTTTTTATTGATTGCCATTTGGTACTCATAGTATTTATCTCCGGCTCTGCTGTTTATCTTATCTACTAGGCCGCCCCATCGTTGTAAAGTTTGCTTAGCTTCTATTCCCAGCTCTCCAACTAGCTCATTTTTGCCATACAACTCCAACACTTCGTGCACGCGATTACCGTACGCACTTACCTCGTTGCCTTGGTCTTTTACGTTCTTGGTTACGTATAAGTAATCGAACTTTGCTTGGCATTGTTCAAATGTTGATAGCCTGCTGTACGACAGTGCTATGTCAGACATAGAATTTCCTTTATATAAGTGACTTAGATAACCAAAGCGCAGAGAGTTTTTCTGCTTTTTCTCTTATTAGCGGTAACGAACTTACTTTCTTTAACGGTGGGTATAGCATCACTGCATGATCATCGACTACTTTTTTATTCTTTAGTCTAGAGTGCATTGTCTTATCGTTAACACCTACGACCTCACTATACTCTCGCACTGTGTAGTATCTGCCAGTAATGAGTTCGTCATGCTGTCCAACAAACTTAAGTAATTTAGGCTGTCTCATACTATATTCTCCTATTTTGCATCGCCGTAAGACGGCCCGATTTCTGTCTCACAATCCACTGGGATAAATCCTCTACACCACTGCGGTGTCATACGCAGGCTCTCTTCCATATGTAGCCTAGCGGCTACGGCGTGCTCTATGCGCGGAACGCAAACAGCTTCGTCGTGTACGGATAAGCGTACGGGGTGTAAGTGATTTATTCTAGCGGTCTGCCACATAACAATCTTCATTGCTGCGTGCTGACATAAGTTTTCTACTACTTTCGGCCCGTATATTCTAACACGCTGCCGACCCATTTGGTAAGTCCATTCATCTGCGTCGTACTTAAGATCGTGATAAACAACCCCCGGTTCCCCCGGCCTACCAAAGCCTTGGTTCTGCGTAATAAACCACCCGTTGCGATCTACGGGTATGAGCGAACAACCGCTGGCTATGTCTGGCAGTACTACTTTCTGGCAGTAGTTCCAAAAGTCTACGACCTCGTAGTGTACTTCGCGATAAAGCGCCACGATGGCTTGCGCCCGCGACAAACTTATTGGCTCGATGCCTGCCACGTTACTAGCTGCCTGTCGTACCATCTCCTGAAAGCGCTCTGCACCGGCACCATACTGTAGGCCAAGCATAGCGGTCTTACCCAAGAACCTTTCTGGTTTGTCCGCTTTGGTTATCTCGCGTTCAAATAACTTAGACGCGAAGTCGCAGTACATATCTACGCCGCGACCTAGTTTCTCCACCACATCGTGCTGCCCCGCTAACGCCATAACCGTACGCAATTCAATATTAGATGAATCGCCCACAAGAACTACGTGACCTTCTGGTGCGCGCAGTGCTTTGCGTAGCCCAGCGGATACCCCACGGGCAGGTAAGTTCTGCCAGTTAACTTTGTTGCCTCCTGAGTAACGACCTGTAGTCTTCGCCCCCCAGAAATTTAAGTACACCGGCAGTGGGCCACGGCGAGCCATATCTAAAAACCTTAGCGCCCTAGTCTCTGCTATCGTAGTCTTGGCCCCTAGCCTAGCGGACACAAGTGCGGCCACGTCCAAGTTATCGTGCTCTTGTAAATCTACGAACGCCTTGTCTGTCTTAGCGAACGCAAAAGCTTCTTTGCCAGTCTTAGGGCTAACCTTGGTTGGAGGCACTACACCATGCAGCTTAAGCCGCTCAGCAAACTTGTTGTTAGACATCAGGTCGGCCTTGTCTAAGTTAGCCAGCGCCATCAAACCTTCCTTCCTAGCAACTTCCTCGTCGTACAGAATCTTTATCGCCGTTTCGTCGCCGACAAGCGTAGGCTCAGTGAACATGCGTATAGTCATGTCAATCAGTCGCGCCTCTAGCTCAGGCGTAAACTCGTCCAGCTGCTCACCTATCTGCTCGCAAAGCAGGGTATCTTGCCTACAATACTCTGCGTAGTCAGTAAGCTCTTGGGTGGTCATATCTTCTAGTCGCTTGCCCAACATGTTATGCACCGCAGTACCCTTGTCTTCCAACCCCATGTACTTAGCTACGTTAGCTAAGCTGTGGGATGGCAGGTATGGGTACACCATGCGCGCCTGCGCCAACGTATCTAGCCACCGCTTTGGATTTATACCGTACCGGTACGACAGGATGAAGCCGTCGAATAGCGTGTTGTGGCAACGTATGCCTACCTGAGACCAATCACAGTAACTTTGTAACTTGGCTTTAATAGTTTCTTCACTGCCTGCGAATACCTTGGACACGCCATTACTGCGAACGCACACCATGATAGTTTGATACCGTGAGTCCATGATGTACTCGTCAGTCTGCATCTTGCTGAGCGAGAACTCTTTGTCGTAATACGTCTCGAAATCTATAGTAACTATTTGCATATCACTTCGCACTCCGTCTCAACCCACACTTTAGCGCCGCATGATAGCGGGCGCTCTGGGCTGTACACAACAGTGGCTACACACACGCCGTCGTGCAGTATCTGTACATGGTTTACCTTACGGTTTTCTTTGTAGTCTTTAACAGTTAAAACTGGCAAGTCAGCGCCCTTCGCATTCGCACGAATATTGTGCTGATTTACATGTATTTTAGTTATCATGTAATCACCTATTGATTAAGTTATTAAGTAGTGTTCAAATAAGAGCCAGTATTCCTAGTCCCGTTCTCCTCTTTTGCCCTCTTCGGAGGGCTTTTTTATTTCCGCGCTGCTTTGCGTCGGTGCTGGCTTCTTGCCGAAAATCCTGTCCCAGTTTTCTTCAAACCTAGGCCTATCTACTTTGATAGGCCTAGGTTTATCGCCTTTACCATTCATCTCGTTCTTCCTCTACTGGTTGTCTGCTGCCGAAGTCAATCTTAAGCATCTCTATAGCACCTAGCATCTGTACATACGGCACACTAGAAATCCACGTAGTAATTACTTGCCCATCACTATTAACAGCCACGGCAGCGAAACCTTGCGCGTCAAGCTCCACCATAAATTCTTTAAAGTTAGCTAACATAAGGTTAAAATCTTCACACAAAGCTAGCGGCGGAATTTTTGTCTTCTCAGTCTTAGGCACTGGCCTTAAAGTAATTACTTTATCAGTCATAGTTACTCTTCCTTATCTTCGAGGCAAATCCATGCGTCGTCCAGTGCGTAGCGCAGTGGCTTTGACATCAACTCTTCATCATAGTCGTGCTCCACTTGCACAGCTAGCGCGTAAATAACGCGGCAAAGCTCTTCTTCAAGTGTTCGTTGCTTAGTCGTTTTCTTCATCTCTACCTCGCAAGTTATCAATTAATTTATCTGTCTCGTTAATTCTTTTCATTATGTCGTTGTTCTGTGAGACTAGCTCGTCGTATATCTCGCGGAAAGTATCCGCCTGTTGCTTCATCCGTATCTTAAGCGACTCGTTTTCTTCTGACAACTCCTTAATCATCGACATCGCTTTTTCTGCTGCTGGGCTGTGCTCGTTCCACATGTAAAATCCAGTTACTTTTGACATGTTATAGTAGCGCTTAACAGTCGTCGGGCCACAATTATATATGGCCCCCAGATTATCCCAACTTACGCCCTTACCTCTAAGTTCGTGCACCTCGGCCATCTGGTCAACAGTCAGCTTCGGTATAGTCACATAGTCATTTTTCATATCAGAACCTCGGCGTAAACAACACGTGCGCAACTACATCTCCACGATGTACTACTTCATAGAACTCGCCGTGTTTGTTCGCGCCTCTGGCTTTCATCTCCTGTAATATTACAGTCAGCGACCGTCCTATTGTAGAAACATATACTGTGTTTGAGTTATTCTCAACCGTAAGCCAATCCTTCTTAACGTCTAGGCTTACCCCGATCTCTTCAAACCCGCGCACTAGTTTACTTTCTAAGCGTATAAGCCTAGTTACAAAATTTTCTTCTGTCGGCTTGTAAAATTCATCTTTAGACTTGGACATTTGCTACTACTCCGAATGGCGCGCTGCGCACTCTATACTGTGTGTTGGCCCATATTACTGGGCATTCTGGTTCTACGCACTCGTCAAGGTTACCTTCCATATCAGTAAAGTAAACTAGTCCCTCTACTTTGTCTGTCATGTTAGCTAGGTAATCGAACACTGGCCTGAACCTAGTGCCCCCACCGCCTGTGCACTTAAGCTCCACGGTATCTTCGCGGTCAAACCGCTGGGTATTTTTTACCTGTGTGTCGCAGTAAACAACCTCTATAAATTCCGGATTCATGTCCTCTTTAATCTGCTCTACTTCAGCTGCTATTTGTGATAACTCTTTCTGCGACATAGACCCAGACGAATCGATAGCTATTAGCAGTCCGCCTAGTGCATCGCTGTGCAAGCTAGGCATGTACAGGCCCTGCGAAATAAACCTTCTGGACGGCCTACGATATGTGTAGTCGTTCGCTGCTGCTGAAGTGAGTAACGCACGTAACTCGTCGCGCCAGTCTATTGAAGGCTTACCAGCTGACTTTAGAATACTCTCTATAAGTCCGCTCGTATGTCCGCAATCTTTAGCCATCTGCGCTGCTGCTGCAATGGTAGCCTCTAGGTCTGACTTGGTGGCTTCGTTTGGTGCGTCGGATATATCGCCTTTGCCGTCAAAACCTCCAGCGTCATACTTCGGCTTGCCTCCGCCCGCTGCTTTGTTCTCTTCTTCGTCTTTCTTAAGGCGCTTATATACAGTCTCTGAGTCCATACTCTCAGTGACCCATCCGACGTGTACACCACCGGCTGGCAGTGAGTACCCGCGACTTAGGATGTACGCGTTGATGATGGCGTCGTTGGCGTAGTTCCACAGGCTAGGGTCACGGTCGCCACGTCGCCACATGTGCATTAGCACGACGTGCAGCGCCTCATGCAGTACTAGCCCGAACAGCTCTGCGTTGTCTAACTTCTCGACAAAGTCAGGGCCGAACTTTACAACTGTGCCATCAGTAGCGGCAGTTGGTGTTTTTGGATCTACCACGCGGGGTATGCGAGTCATAACCGCAGCGATAAATGGCTCTCGCAAGCCAAGCTTGCTGTAAGCGTCTTCAATGCGTTTTTCTATTTTGTCCATAGTGTTCTCCAGTAATTAAGTTAATCCCATGGGATTAGGATAGCAGCGCGATGTGAGCAGATATGACTGTCTCGGCTTCTTCCTTAGTTTTATAGGGTACTCGCTCTGTGTCGAATCCTACAAGTTTCATTATGTAGCTACCATTTACATAATCGAGTGTAGCGACCATATCTCCTACGCCAAGCGTCTCTGGCTCGAATAGTTTGGGGGTAGGCTTCTCTTTTACTTTTTTTACAAAGTAAAAAGCGCCGCGCCCCGCCGCAGGAAGTACAATAAAGTTTTTAGACATTGCTAAACGCTCCGGCATTGGCTATCGCCCACTTACTAAACGCTGGGCACTGGGCAATTTTGCGGTCGCGTTTGTGCGCTAACTTCATTACGAGTGTCTGAATGTCACCAGACATATTTTCTAGGAACTTCCACGCGTTATCGAAATTCTCGTTAGTGACGCGCACGGCTAGTCCCATGGCCACACAGTATTTAACATTTAACTCGTTAGGCATTGCTACCGGCCTACCTTTGAGTATGTCGTCAATACGCGGCATCGTTTCCCAGATGCGTAGGTGCGTCTCGAACATTAGCGCAGCTTCCTCACCAACATCACCTTTGATCATCTCGATGCGGTCTTGCACTGGTACGTCTAGCTCTAAGATGTCAGACACAGCGAACCACGACCTAGGCGATGGGAACGCTTGAATGTTATTGCCACCATCGAATTTGTGTAGCATG